GTTTTTTGTCAAGTACTTTTCCCTGAAAAAAGCGTCGGAATTCCCTTTTTTCAGCAAGGGATTTTCCCTGCCTTCAGCGGGCATTATGCATCCCTGCGCATGAGGGCGTGCTCCATTCGGTAGCTTTTCCCCTCGAAGATCAATAAATGTCCGTGATGGACAAGCCGGTCGATCATTGCAGCGGCCATCTGGTCATCCGTAAAGATCCCTCCCCATTTTGAGAATTCCAGATTGGTTGTCAGGATCAGGCTCTTGCTCTCATAGCTGTCAGATATAACACGGAACAGCAGCTGGGATCCGTCCTTATCGACTGGTACATATCCCCATTCATCCAGTATGAGCAGGTCAAGGCTGCGGAGATCCCGCAGAAGGCGCTCCAGCGTCCCGTTTTTCCGCGATTCCGCAAGCCTCAGCACAAGTTCTGTTACGGTATAAAACTTCGTCTTGTAACCGAGATTGCAGGCCTTTACGCCGGCTGCGATTGCCATATGGGTTTTACCGATGCCCACTGGACCGTAAAGCACAAGATTCTTTTTCCCCGGGACAAACTCAAGGGTTTCCAGTTCCTCCCTGCTGAATGCAGGGGGAAATTTTACGCAGTGATAGCTGTACCCCTCAAAGGTCTTATAGGTTGGGAACCCGGCCCGTTTAATCAGACGTTTTCGTCGGTTTTCATCCCGGAGAGTCAATTCCGCCTGCAGCAGTTCCAGAATAAACTCCAGCTGCTTCTGCGTCCCTTTTTCCCGGCAGATCTCTGAAATCCTGCCCGAAAGGAAGAGCTGCCGGCTTGCTCCAAGGATCTGTGTACAGAAATCCTCTTTCATCTTCGGTGTCATCATGAAACAGTGTCTCCTTCCTTCAGAAACATATCATCATATACTGCAAGGGATGGGCCTGCCTCCGGCGGTGTATAAATGCCATATCCGGTAATCCTTGCGGCAAGCACGGAAGCATCACAGATGTTAATACTGCCTCTTGTACAGGCCATCTCCATAGCGCTGGCCGCTGCTTGAAAGCCGTACTGGCTGGTCAGCTCATTCATGATCCGGAGGCAGTCCTTCAGTTTCTCTTTCGGCTGGGCATCCATGTAAGCCCTTAAAGCATCCGGTGTTTCGCGGCGCAGCCCGCTGTTTCCCCATGCTCCGGAGTTTTTCATCAGGACAGCCAGCGTGGTACTGTAATCGCTGATATCCGTGCGGTTATCTCCGTAAGCGCGCCGGTGAGTCGTGACGACCTGTCCGCCTTCTGTAAGAATGTCAACGGTATGGGCACGAATTCCCACCAGCACCTGTTTGTTTGCGTTTTCCGGCCTGGTAGAATAGAAATGCTTTCCATCCATACAGACTTTGCCGAAACCATCCGCTTTCAGCCATTCATATCGGCAGACATCGAACCGTTTTGGCGGCAGCATCAGGAGGGCTTTCCTGTCTTCTTCAAACAATTCCCGGATAGGGATCTGTTTCTTATAATGGAGTTCGGAAGCTTTCTTTTCATGGCGGGCAAGCAGCTTCCGGTTGTACTTCTCTATCTCATTGAAATGCGGGACCGGAACAAACAGGTTCGCACGGTTATAATCAACCTTGCGCTCCACATTCCCTTTTTCCCAGCCGGAATAGGGGTTGCAGAAGCGCACCCGGAAGTGATAATGGGCTCGGAAACGGGAGAAAAGTTCTGATTCATGGATCGCATCGCCAATCCGCCGCCCGACACCGGTTGCATTGTCAAAGATCAGTAACGGCGGTACGCCGCCGATAAATTCAAAGATATCCTGCAGGCCCTGGCAGACACACTCCGCAGTTTCTCCGCCGAATACCTGGCTGTATCCATCATTGCTGTAAGGGAACGACACGGTCAGATATTTCTTGCGGCAGAGCTTCCCGGCCTCATAAAAGTCAGCTTCCCCAAAATCAACTTGTGCAGGTCCGGGATCCCAGATCAGTTCCAGGTTTGCTTTCTCCGTTTGGATGGAACGGCATTTCTTCATGTAGCGTTGGACAATGCTGTAACTCCCGGTATAGCCATGTTCCTCCACGAGACGCTCATAGACTCTCTGAGCGGTATGGTGCTGCTTTCGCCAATGTTTCTTGTCTTCGTCCAGCCACTCCTGGATGATGGGCTTGAAGGGATCCAGTTTGGATGGCTTCTCCTGGATAACGGGTGGCTGCGGTGAGAAATCATCCTGCGCAAGATACTTGCGTATCGTTTTGGGATCAGCACCTGTTTTTTTAGAGATTTCACTGATCCGGTATCCACAATTGCTCAAGTCTTTGATATGATTGATTTGGGACATAGTGAGCATCTTCCTTTCCTCCTTTATCTTTGGTGGTGCTTAGATAAAGGATAAATATAATGTAAAGGGGAATCAATATGTCCCGCTTTATTTAGGGAATTTCCCTTGCTTTTTTCAGGGAATTCTGACGCTTTTTTTCGGTAAATTTAGTGTATCATAAACAATCATAAGCAAGATAAGGGGGTTGCACAACCTAAAGTATGAGAAGGTACTTTATAAAGTGTATATCCAGTTTAAGGCTTTTCCACAGATCGCCAGTGAATTAAAGCATGGTGTTGGGTGGATCAGAAGACTGCATGATGATGCAGTACAGGAATTTTCAGAAGTACACAGGGATTTTTTTAATGAATGGGTGATTGACCACATGAAGAACAGTGAACAGATCAAAGAACTGATGAACCGTATTTTAGAGGTTCAGCGAAAGAAACAGCAGATACTTGATGAAGAAGCGGAGATAAAGGCGGCAATTCTGGAACAAATGCAGGAAAATCAGGTTGAAAAACTGGAAAACGCCAACATAAAAATCAATTATGTGGAGAAGTTCGCCAGAAGGACAGTAGACGGGAAGAAGTTAAAAGAACTATACCCTGATGCTTTCCGGGATTGCACCCATGTAACGGAGATATCGCCGCATATAAGGGTTAAGGTGTTGGCATGAGCGCAGATTTAAAAGTGGTCTATTTGTTGGACAGTGTGGAAGTAAAGCGGAACATGACGCAATTACAGCTTGCCGATCTGCTGAAAAATGATGATGTGCTGCTGTTGTCTGTAAACGCTCCGACAGTGAAACACTATCGCAGGAAGAAAAAGGGTGGCAGATCGGTGGCAAAATAGCCCATGATCTGCCTGATTTGTTTGGAATACGCTGACTTTATGGGAGATAATCAGGCTGATTTCCACAACAAATAATTATTGAAACCCGGAAAGGCGGGATAATATGAGTAAAAATGAACGTGCGTTGAACAAACTGAAATCACTGGTTGATGCGGACGTATACATAAAACTGTTGGTCATGTTCGCCGGGGAAACGATTTATTTTCCGGCAGCAGGATCACCAAAGGACAAGCAGGAAAGGAACAGGGCAATCCAACAGGAATATTACAGCGGTGCAAGTGTACCTGATCTGATGGAACTATACGGACTGTCTGAAAGCCAGATCAGAAGGATTATAGCAAAAGTGGGGTAGCATTTTGTTACCTCATTTTTTCTGTCATTTTCTAAGAAAGTGGAAGGTGCGGCAGTAATTTTCTTATGATACAGTTGTTTTATAACAAATATATCAAAAGAAAGGTAGATGGATATGGAACTTGAAAAGTATGTCAAAGCGACCAAAGAAATCATCTGGAACGCCTATTCAGAGATAGAAGCGGCGTTAATGGAACGTGATACAGCGCTTGAAAATCTGAAAGTGTCAGGATGGAAATTTTCAGAAGATGGAATAAGCAAAGAACGGGAAAGTATTATCAGTAAGTTCAATACTGATACACAGACGGCGGTTGCAAATTGCCGGGCTGCTATTCAGAAGCAGAAAGACGGCTACATGAAGGAAGTGCATGATTATTACACACCGGACGGTAGCAAGATTGATCTGAACTTGATGAATCTGATCAAAGCGGGTTTTCAGATGTCGATTGATGAACTCATTGAACTTATCGAAAAGTATAGTGATAATCCTACTATGCTTCGGGTGATTGAAAAATATGCCGCTGAACAGAAGATGATTGGAGAACTTAACAAAAAATCTGCTGATTATGCGGTTGCTTTTATGAAGGCGAGAAATGCGGGAAAAGCGGAAGAAAAGATTTTTGATACCTTTGTGCATCTGTCTTGTGAAGGAATGCGGCACCCGGATGAACATTATACAATGTTTCAGTCTCGGCTTGATGGTTATGAAGAAGACGCAGTTTTAAGCCTGCTGAAAGCAAAAATTTATAAGGATGATGCAACGCAGCAGAGAATTGACCAGATTGAAGCTGAACAGCTTCAGAAGCATAATGATGTAAGAAAAGGGAAGTTCTGGAAACCGGAAATAACGATCACAAGAAAAACTTTTGAAAGTCGTAAAAATCCGTGGTAATTATGGCGGCGCAGAAGAAAGGAAACCAAAGAAATGACTGGAAACATTAATTAAAGAAGGGAGTTGAAAAATTATGTATACCCATAATGATCTTGCAAGCGATTGTGATGCGATTCGGAAGAAGATTGAAAGTACAGACATAACAGAAGAAACATTTGCAGAAATTGAAGAGTCTCTAAGGGCTTTGATTCCAAAAGAAAATGTGGTGTATCAGCAGATTCTTGATCTGGTACAACAGGCGAATGAAATGTGTAAGTTGCACCGGGCAATCCCCGCAACAATTAATTCTGTATATCGTGATCTGAAAATAAAGAAACTTGAAGCGGACGGCGTTGACTTGTCAAATAGTTATAACCGCAATCAGAAGTATGGTAGTTATATTGAACATTGCCTTTCTTGGGCGGGAATACCATTAAAGGTTGAATTAAAGAAAAGCTATCGTTGATAGAGAGAAAGGAAATCAAGGAAATGACTGGAAAGATTACATATTTCAATAATGAGCGAGGATTTGGATTTATCGCAGATGATGAAAGCAATCAGTCTGTATTTGTCCATATCTCACAGATTACTGGAACCAATGGCGATTATCCGGCGGTTGGTCAGCGTGTAGTATATGAGACACGGGAGACAGAGAAGGGAACCGCTGCGGCTGACGTCAGATTTATTTAAGTTATCTTTGGTGGTGGCTGTGGTAGTTCCCGGCTGCCACCATTGATTTTTAGGAGCGGTGAACGTTATGAATAAACGACAGAAAGAAGTGCTTCAAGCGCAGCTTGACAGCGAAAATGATATCATAAAAAAATTAAAACGGGCTTTTGAACGGGCGAAAAAAGACTGTGAAAAGAAAATTGCTGAATTAAATAGCCGGACGGATATGCAGAATTTACAGACGATCATATACCAAAGAAAATATCAGGAAGTTTTGAAAAAGCAGATTGAAGCGGCTTTGAAAGATTTGACAGACCACACATATAAGAATATACAGGAGTATTTACAATCCTGTTATGAAAACGGTTTTCTTGGTGTGTTGTACGATATCAGGGGGCAGGGTGTTCCGCTGATATTCCCGATCAATCAGGAACAGGTTGTGAAAGCTCTACAGACTGATACAAAATTATCAGAAGGTATGTATGAAAGACTTGGGGAGAGCACGCAAAAATTGAAAAGTTCAATACAGGCTGAACTATCAAGGGGAACGGCTAACGGTTCGTCATGGCTTGAAATGGCGGTGGAGATCACCAAAGGTATGAACAGTCCGTTCAGAGTAGCGTTAAATAATGCTATCAGAATCGCCCGGACAGAAGGACACCGCATACAGAACGAATCTGCTTTCCATGCACAGCAGGAAGCAAAAGACAGAGGTGCGGAAGTCGTAAAAATGTGGGATAGCACCCTTGACGGAAAAACAAGACCACATCATAGACAGCTTGATGGACAAATAAAAGAAATAGGTGAACCTTTTGAGATTGCAGGGCGCAAAGCTATGTATCCGGGTGATTTTGGTATTGCATCAGAAGATATTCAGTGCAGATGTTATTCCCTTCAACGTGCCAGATGGATGTTAGAGGGCGGTATCTGCAAGATGAATAATTTTTCTAAGCAGCTTGAATCTTTTGAGGATAAAAAATCTTATGATGATTTCAAGAAAGATTTCTTCTCAAAAGAAAATATCCAGTATATGAACTATGTTGATCTGCTGCGTGAGAGGTATCAGACAAAATATTTTGATGAAAAATTATTGAACAGGCTGACAGACCGGGAATATAACCAATATATTAAGCTGCTGAATGCAACCCCGATCTATAAGCGGTCTGACTATAAATAAGGGGGGGGCGGTTATGGCTATGACGGATATTTTGGAGATAATGCAGCAGATGGCGCATAAAAGGGTTAGTACCACCACCAAAGAAGAGATTGACAGGGCTTTATCAGAAAATAGTTGTTTGAGTCCAGAAGAAGCGTTGCAGGTGTTGGAAGAAATTCCAACAGATGACTGAAATAGGGGTGATTAGATGTTTGCAAAGAGAAAATTAAAAAGAATCTTGTCGGAAATCAACCGTTATGATGAAGAAACACAGACTTATTGTAAAAATCTTATTTTAAGGGTGTTCCGTTCGTGCGACAGCAGAAGACAGAAATGCAGATTTGTTAAAATGGTATATACCAGAATGAAAAAGGCGGGTGTATTTTAATGTCATTACAGTTTGAAGATAACAGTGCAGAGGTAAAAAGACGCTTGTCTGAAAGCCTGATAAGATTTCTGTATGAAGCGGGCGGTGATCTTACATCACAAATTCAGCAGAATAGCAGAGTGGACACCGGACAAACTAAAGGGTCATATAAGTATAAGGTCAATGAGTCTGATCTGACTGCAATAGTTGGAAGTAACCTTGAAAATGCGATCTGGGAAGAATTTGGAACAGGTGAATATGCCCTGAAAGGAAATGGGCGTAAAGGCGGTTGGGTGTATAAGGACGCTAAGGGCAAGTATCACCACACTTACGGTAAATCACCGAATAGACCAATGCATCACGCATATACGGCAAGTAAGACGGCATTGAAAAGGCGATTAGAAGAGATTATCAAAAGCGGTATGAAATAGGTTATATAAGCAATGAGAAAGCAAAGGCGAAGAAATATCCGTCTTTGCTTTTTTCATGGCTATATGGCGATTATATGAGTTGTCAGAGGTATAAGAACATGGTAGAATATGGGCAGGGAATAACCGTGTTGCAGGGTGGCTGACCTCTATTCTTACATAGAATGGGGGTGGTGCTGATGGACAAGAAACCTTTTGATTTCAAAGACCTGATAGCTTTCGGGATGTTCATTTTGGCATTGCTGACATTCGTTTTTACGTTCTGTCGATAATGTTTTTAGGCATAGAAAAACCACCCCGGTAACTTTGGCGAGTGAAGAGGTGGTAATTTCTATGTTGCTATTTACTTCATAAGGTCAACCCCTTGTGGGCGGTTGTTCCCTTTTCACTTATAATATAACACGATTGTTCAGCGTGTTCAATAGGAAATTCAGTGTTGCGGGTGATCTCTATGGAATTACAGAAAGCGTTAGAAGAATATGAAAAATACTTTGGTGAAAGGTATTTCTTTTATATTGGATTTCAGAAAACGGATGAAGAGATTATTTCAGAAATCCAGAAGTGCATCAGTACGGGGAAGAAGCAACGCCCGCCAAAGTATGAAGATGATTTGATTTATTGATATGGTGGCGTTGCCACCCTTTTGCCACCCGCTGAGAATATCCCACACAAGCGCAGACAGACCCGAAACACTGAACTATTAAAAAATGCCTTGCTTTCAAGCCTGTCAGCGGACGCACAAAAGCGCACATATCTCTTAAATACTGAACTTTTTAGCGGTTATGACAAACGGTGCATGTGGAGACGGTTTGCCTTTTGTCCCAACGCAAGCCGGATACGACAATTGAAGTGGATCTGGATATCTCAGAGCTTGAAGTATCCAGTGCGGAAACCAAGGCAACCTATGAAGAAATCAAGTCCTACGTGTTGAAAAAATTCGGGCTGAAAGTGTCAAACCTGTATATCGCCCAGGTCAAAAGAGAATGCGGAATTGTGGAGAGGATCAATTATAATCTTCCGAAGACGGAGGGGAACAGAGTTCCTCAGTGCCCGGAGGATAAGAGAAAAGCCATCAAGGATGCGTTCATACATTTTCAGATGATTTAGAAAGAAAAGGCAGTCAGGAATCAGATCCCGGCTGCCTTGTTCATTGTAGTTTCGATTGTCATCATTTCTTTTTTGGTTCCTTGTCGCGAGCCATTGTTTCGTCAATCGCTCTGTTAATGAAGGCGGTGGTGCTTTCACCCATTTCCTGAGCGTGCTGCTGAACCTCTGTGCGGTGCTCAGGAGTCATTCTAACCTTCACCTCTACGAATTTATCAATATAGCGCTTATTAGCTGCCTTACGAGCCTCTGTGAGGGTTCTGTGGCGGCTGTCCTTTTTCTCTGCCATGTTCTTATTCTCCTTGGGGATGGATTTTTACACAAAATGAGTATAACACACTTTTGGACATGCGACCATACATTTTTTCTTGACGGACATGCGACTATGTCCTATAATACGAATTATGGGACATGCGACCATATCCCAACAAAAAACAGCATATGACAATCAATGAAAAAGGAGGACCTCAGAATGGCAAAGAAAAAAGAATACAGATCACTTAAGATCAGCAGCATTTGGAACTATGGAAGTAATCCTTCTCCGCAGCTCAGACTTCAGGGACGGTGGCTGGAAGAGCTGGGCTTCCAGATCGGCGAGGCAGTGCTGGTAAAATGCGAGGACGGAAAGCTTATCATCACGCCGGATACTATGATAGCCGAGACGGAGAGCAGGGAGAAGGAATTCCTTGATAGAGAGATGGCTTTGCTCCAGAAGAGATTTGACGCTGAGAAGCAGAAGATCCGGCAGCAGATTGTGGCGGAGAGGGAGGCTATGTATGTGGCGGAAGGAAGGTGATCGCCTATGTTTGATGCAAATGAACTTGCTTCTCTGGACTCAAACTATTTTACCGTTATCTACAAGGATATCTATGATGTAACCATCAAATCCAATAACACCGGTCACTACTGGAGCCTGCACAGTCCGGGCTATCCGGAGCCGGGAACAGTTATCATCTTTCATTCGCATTTTGCTTCCTGCCCTTACCATCAGCATGGAAGGGCGATCAGTCTGAGACAAGCGGTAAAAAGCATTAAGAGCCATGACCGTTTCCAGCTCAATGGGCGTAAGCCGGTCAGAAGATAAAAGAGTGGCGCTATCGGAACGGATCCGACAGCGCCATTCGTGTGTTTTACAGTTCGAGGAACTTCTTCGTCAGTTCTTTCGCTGCGTTGATTTCCTGATAGCCACGGGACGGCTTCAGACCGAGCTCAGCAATGATCTGTTCTTTTGAGTAGTCCTGCCTGCCGAGGGTGACGATCTTGGCGTAACGGGGGCTGATTTTGCCCAGGTATTCCACCAGCTCCGTGAAGAGTGTTTCGAGAATCGCTTCTTCCTCAACATTTACATTGGGATCCGCGATGTCGAGACCGACAGTGTTGCCGTCCTCATCTTCGTGGGTGTCCTGGAAGGATGTGAACTGGATGAAGTCCTCACGGCTCTTGAAGCGCGGAAGGTGCTCTGCACGTCTGGGGCAGCCCTTGCAACGGTTCTCCTTGCTGCAGAGGATCGGAAAGCCTTCGTTATCCCATCCGAGAACGCATCTGCCGGGACGGAGCTCCGGGTGCTCTTCAAAATAGTCGTTGATGCCGGAATAGTAGAGGGAGAGCATCTTGTTGAAATCAGCTTCGTCCACCACCATGAATCCGACTCTGAACGGAACACCGTAGTGCTTCCAGGTTCTCAGGTTCTCCGGAATGATCGTGTTGTTACTCTGGAATTCTGCATCCGAGATCAGAACCGGTGCGAGAACTTTGCCTTCAGTTACGGGAGTTCCATCATAGGAACTGTACTTGTTGCAATATTCAATTGTAATCTTAGCCATTTTGATTTCCTCCGTAGATTGGCTGTGGAGGAAACCAAGCGGCTGTTATTCATTTGTTCTTTCAGATGACCGTTCATAGGGATCCTCCTACAAATCGGTCAGCTGCTCTACTTGAACTGACACCTGCAAGTTGCTTCGCTTTGGGTGGCGGTAGAGCACCTCACTTTGTGCACAAGATCGGCAACCACCCGCGGCGAAGAGCCTTTTATTGCCATGCTCAGGGCATTTGATTAGTCTACTGACATCTGGTACAGTTCCCCAAACACTTCTGAATAGTCGGAAGGATTCAGGTCTTCTGAACAAGTGGCACCATACTTTTTGAAAACAAATTCAACTGCTTCAGCACCGTATTTCTTTTCAGCTTCAGCGGCTGTGTTTTCAATATTCATGAGCCAGTCTTCTTTACTGAGTTGACACATATTGGCTACCTTTTACCTTTCTATGCGTCAGCCGTCCTATGAGCTTCGGCATGGATTGATAAAGAAGGCTTGGCGACTTTCGGACACAGCTTGATCGGAACTGCTCATCGCCTGGTTGCTGCCTTCACCAATAAATTACGGCATTTTCCGATGAGATCCCATGACAAGGGACTTGGCATTGACTTGGCATACTTGGCAATTTCAGGTGATGGGGATTTGGCACTCAAGACAGGCAAAAGGTGTATGAGTATCAGTTGGAACAAGCAGTTTAGAGAAAACGGAAGCATGTACAGAGACACTAATTTTTAAAAATTTATTAATAGTGAATTGAAATTCTGTTTTGGCAAAACGGACTTGGAGATAAGTGATTTCAACTTGCGAAAAGTGGATTTTTATGATATGCTACTCAAGATAGGGATAGTATACATAGATTTAAGCTCTGGATTAGCGGAGGAAACCAAATGAAATTTAGCTATAGCAAACTATGGAAGATACTAATCGACAAGAAGATGATGAAGAAAGATTTGATGGCGAAAGCGACCATCACATCTTCTACTATGGCTAAGATGGGGAAGGATCAGCCGGTCAGCATGGAGGTTCTTGGCAGGATATGCGAAGCTCTGGACTGTAACTTCGGTGACATAGTGGACTACATCAAAGAATAATGTGGAGATTTGAAATATTCATGGGAAGGAGGAATCAGTGTGAAACGAATTTGCTTCGGTACATTTATTAAAGTACTGCTGTTGTGCAAAGATCCGTTGCAGGATGTAAAACAACATAAATTTGGTCAAACACTCATTTCCTCCGTTAATGAACTACACGGTCAGTATGTGGATGAAACTACAATCTCTAATTATGCAAGATGCGAAAGGTCGCTTGCCTCGGAGATAACAACAGCCACTGCATCCGCCAACAGGGACTATGTGGTGGACTATTTTGAGAAGAAAATTGTTCCTCAGCTTGACATAGAGACTCTTAAGAAGGGAATTTGTGCTTTTAAGGACATAATCCGCAATGATGATATCGAGGATCCTCTTTTTAAGAATCCGGATGTCACGAGAGAGCAGTGGCTTCGTAAGCTTGTATTTGTTCCTTCGGAAGTGCTGGCGGATCTGTTTTTGATTGCCGGTAAGGTAGAAAACCACTATGGGAAAGAATCGGTGGCATATATCGACAGAGCCTATATAGACTCTTTTGCGTCAGATGCTTCTAGTATTACCTTCAACGCCAGAGTGATTGCGCCTGATGTGATTCTGACAAAGACTCTTCAGGAGAAATATTTCTGCAGGGCCTTTATGCCTGTAGTAGATGGAAACCTACAGATAAAAGGACATAACCATATAAAAGCCTTCAGATACCGCATAGAGTCGAATAGATTCGACTATACGTGGTTGAGAAAGCTTTTGAATGCAAATATAGGCAGATATGTTTTTAACCGTGCTGAGATTGAGAAATATCTGAAGGATGATGTTGAGAGCCTGGGAATGGAGGCGGCTCAGTACGTAAGAGCACATGCCACAGGTAATGAACTGGGAGAGATGCTGATCTACGCCTTTCTGGAGGAAGTACTTAAAGCTCCCAAGCTTATGAGTGCTATTGAATTGAGTACAGAACATCGTTGCTCCGGAATTCATTTTTTAACGATTCCCGGATCAAATACAACGTATGAACTGGTTTACGGAGCATCAAACCTCCAAGGTAATCTTGAGCGTGCTGTGGATCAGGCGTTTGAGGTAATTGAAAAGCTGAGATCGGATCGTTTGTCCGGCATGGAGCTAGTTAATAGTGCAGAATTTAATAAGTCAATTGATATAACAACCGCACATCTAATCAAAAAAATTGTGATACCTGAAGATGGCGGCGATTCTGGTGCCGGTACTGCTTACGGTGTTTTCCTTGGATATACACTTGATCTGAATCCGGAAGACTTCAGCCGTGATGAATATACAAATGCGGTAGTTAAGAGGATTGAGCAGGACATTGAAAAAGCACTTGTACGAGTTCAGGAGAGAATAGCTGATCTTAAGATGGGCGCGGATTCTTTTTACATATATGTTCTTCCGTTTAATGATGCGGATAACGACAGGAGTTCTATTATGACTGAACTTATAGGGGGTACCGCTTGATGGAAATGACAACAATCGGTGCCGCTATCTATAAGGACATCGAACAAAATGAATATCTCAATAAGCTGTACGATAATTTGCTTTTCAACTATGGTTTGCAGCTTTTTGGGCTTAAAGATGTAAAAGCAAGGGAATTGAATGTTCGGGATCTGTTGCGATTTGCCGACATTCTGTCAAAGTCGGTTGATGCCGAAAAGGCTGAACAGCATAAGCTAATGGCGCAAGAAATCGTGGCTCTTCTTCATGCGCTTGACCCGGAGGATGAGCGGATACGATATTATTTAGGATCCGTCTTGACAAATGTTACAAATTTCAGAGGTATGAACATAAAGGCTGCGGATTATAGAAGCAGTGAGCTCTATGAGAGGTTGTTCACTCAGTTCAGCCAGGACTATTTGCGTATACCAGCAGCTCCCGACAAATACTTTTTCAAGGCGCAAAAAGAGATATACGACAAATTCTCTGCGAAGTTCCTGAGTTATTCCGCTCCGACATCGCTGGGCAAGTCCTATGTGATGAGGATGTACATAAAGGAGAAGATAGAAAAATACGGAGATGGCAATTTTACAATAGTAGTGCCTACTAAGGCTTTGATCAACGAAGTGACTGCCAACATAACAGAAGACTTGGGGAATATCCTGTATGAAAAGAACTACAGAATAGTTACCTCAGCTGGTGCAGTCGCACTTGAGGAAGAGCATAATTTCATCTTTGTCATGACACCGGAACGGTTGCTTTATCTTCTGATCCTCCTGCCGGATATGCCGATGGAATACTTATTCGTTGATGAGGCACATAAAATATCACAGAGAGATGATAGAAGTGCTTATTACTACAAGATCGTGGATATGCTGGCGAAAAGAGACCATGCGCCGCATATTATCTTTGCGTCTCCCAATATTCCTAATCCGGACATCTACCTGCAGCTTGTGACGGAAAAAGGAGAAGGAGAAAGCTTTACTCTTGCGACAAGGTTTTCTCCGGTCAATCAGGAAAAATTCCTGATCGATTGCAAAGGGCATGATCTCTATTCATATAACGAGAGTACACAAAAGCTCACAAAGCTTTCCTCTTTTGATCCGAACAAGGAATTGCTTGATTTTGTTCGAGAAATCGGAGAGGGAAAGCGGAACATTATATATTCAAACAATAAAGACAGGGTGATCGAATACGCTTTGGCATATGCTGATCCTTTGGATCCACTTCCGGATTTGGAGCTGCAACAGTTAGCTGAGGATATTCGAAATGAGGTTCACAGCTACTATTATCTGGCGGATATTATCACGAAGGGTGTTGCGTATCATATGGGATATCTGCCGGCAACCATCAGAGTGAGAATTGAACTGCTTTATAAAAAGGGTTCCATCAAGACGTTGTTCTGCACCAGCACATTGCTTGAAGGGGTAAATCTCCCTGCGGATAACCTATTTATCACAAGCCATAAAAACGGTGGCGATATGGGACCGGTGGATTTCAGGAACCTGATGGGACGCGTAGGAAGAATAGAGTTTAATTTGTACGGGAATGTATTCCTTGTTGCGATAAAGTGGCGGACGAATAAGGAAAAATTCTTGTCTTTGCTGAAGGAGGAAATAGAACCGCAGAAGCTGTCGCTTGTTACAGCTCTGAGCGATGAACAGAAAGAGAAGATTGTGAGAACGCTGGAAAGTGGCAATACAGAGCTTTTGAAAGAACCGGACCAGTCTCCAAACGAGTACTCTCTTATTCGTAAGTTCAGCAATATACTTTTGAAAGACATTGTGAATGAGCGACAAAGCAGAGTGAGAAAAGAGTTTGCAGAATATCTGAAGCCGGAAGTGGAGAAAAAGATCGTAGACCGATTCCGTGATACAGAGAATCCAATGGATGAAGATATCACGCTGTCAGTAGATCAAACCGAAAAACTTCAAGATAGAATCAGGGCGGGACTACATTATCCGTCAATCCATATTGGCGGAAAGGCAAACTATACCGAATTGTATAATTTCCTGGTTGAGTTATGCGAGATCTTCAAGTGGGAAACATACGAGATGGATACACTTGGCTATAGAAATAAAGAGAGCAATGACCTGACAAGACTGAAGCATTATGCGTTCGTGCTCAACCAGTGGGTATCCGGTATGCCCATAGAGAGAATGGTGGCTAATCAGATTGTGCAGAATGAGGAAATAAACAGACTGCATGAGGAGGATCCGATAAGAAATAAAAAGCAGGCCCTTGTTAAGTATCGGGGGCATTATGTTGTCTTTGAAAAAACACCGGAGCATGTAAATGCTCTTATTGGAAATATGCTGGAGGACATCGAGGATATTATCCTTTTCAGGATATCAAACTATTTCCTTAGGTTTTCCAAGGAATATAGAGCGGTGCACCTGGACGAGGCATTTATGGATTGGTATGAGTTTGTTGAGTACGGATCTACAGATCCTACCGCAATCTGGATTCAAAGAAACGGCTTCACGCGTGAGGCTGCGACATATATGACTGCCAAAGGAAGAGACTATGTTATTCGCACGAAAGATGGAAAACTTCGTATCAGAGGCGAACTTCTTGAAATTGAGAACCAGAGCATCAGAAGGGAAGCGGAGCAGATAAGGTATAACAGCCCAGAGATTTTTGTGTATCAACAATGACCAAGTCCGTTTTTTGGGACAGCATATAGAATAGAATGAAAGTGAAGGAGTGTAAGCTCCACAGAGACAAACAGTTGGAGGAAAGATAATGGACAACAAGAGCATAAAAAAATTGGAGGCAGACCTTTGGGAAGCTGCGGATCTATTACGTCAGGGATCTAAGCTCACTTCTCAGCAGTACTGTATGCCGGTACTGGGTTTGCTGTTCCTTAGATATGCATATAGCAGATTTAAGAAGGTGGAGGAAGAGATCCTGAAGGACAGACCTGTCAGGAATGGTCGCGTAATGCCTGTAGAAGCCTCCGACTTCGCGGAGAAGAGCGCTCTATATCTTCCGAAAGAAGCACAGTATTCATACCTTGTAAATTTGCCGGAAGATATCAAGGCAGCGAATATCGTTGCTGAAAACGGGCAGCAGATGAACAGTCTGGGAGAGGTCGTGAACCATGCGATGGAGCTGGTTGAGGCTCAGTCTGAACAGTTGGCCGGCGTTCTTCCGAAAGAATATACCAATTTTGCTGATGATCTGTTGGCAGAGTTGCTGCGTATCTTTAACAATAATGCTCTTGATGATGTGGGCGGCGATGTCATCGGACGCATCTATGAATATTTCCTCAGTAAGTTTGCTCCGGCAGTGGCATCTGATGACGGCGTATTCTTCACACCGAAGTCACTGGTAAAAATGATTGTTAATATTTTGGAACCGACTTCCGGTGTGCTGGCGGATATTGCTTGCGGCAGCGGTGGTATGTTCGTGCAATCCGGCGATTTCGTCAATAGTAAGGGAATGTCTGCTAATAAGGCTATGACGTTCTATGGGCAGGAGAAAGTAGAGTACAATGCTCAGCTCTGCCTTATGAATATGGCTGTTCATGGGCTGACCGGTGTTATCAAGTCTGGAAATGAAGCGAACACCTTCTATAATGATGCTCATAATCTTGTGGGTTGCTGTGATTACGTGATGGCAAATCCCCCCTTCAACGTGGACAAGGTAAAAGCAGAAGCTGCCCAGAATGCTGGAAGATTACCGTTCGGGTTGCCGGGCGTGAACAAGGCAAATGAGATCGGCAACGCAAACTATTTGTGGATCTCTTATTTCTATGCTTATCTAAACGAGACCGGAAGAGCCGGTTTTGTCATGGCTTCTTCAGCAACAGACAGTCAGGGAAAAGATAAGGATATCAGAGAACAACTGGTCAAGACCGGTCATGTGGATGTCATGATCAGCGTTGGTAATAATTTCTTCTACACAAAGAGCCTGCCTTGCAGTCTGTGGTTTTTCGACAAGGGAAAGGCAGAAGACCTTAAAGACAAGGTGCTGTTTATCGATGCCAGGAATTATTTCACGGTTGTAGATCGTACCCTCAATGAATGGAGCGACTGGCAGCTGAAAAACATGAATGCCATTGTGTGGCTGTATCGTGGAGAAACTGACAAGTATCGGCAGCTTATTGAGGAATACCATTCTGTTCTTGGAGAAGGTGATTTTGAGGAGATCCTTCATGCTCAGGAGGATCATATTAAAGAACTGAGAAGTGAGGCTAAGGCCGATGCGGACTCTGCTGCCAAGAAGGACAAGAAAAGGATCCAGGCTGAGTTTGATGAGAAGATTGCCGAACAGGAAGAACAGCTCACGATAGCCAAAGAGGCCGTATGGCTTTACAGCAAATTCGGTGATGGAGAGTATCAGGATGTTCCGGGATTCTGCAAGATTTCTACTCAGACTGAAATTGAAGAAAAAAGCTGGTCCTTGACTCCGGGAGCATATGTTGGTGTTGCTCCAATCGAGGATGACGGTGTTGATTTCCATGAGCGTATGGGTGAAATCCATGAAGAATTGTTGAAACTTCAGGAAGAAAGCAATCAGCTGATGGATACCATCTCACAGAACATGAAGGAGATGGGATTATGAAGAATTGGGAAAGTGTAAAGCTTGGGGACCTTTATGAGGTCCATAACGGACTGTCAAAAGGCGGTAAGTTTTTTGGCAGCGGATATCCATTTCTTACGTTTTCAACTGTGTTCAATAACTATTTTCTGCCGGAAGAATTAACTGATTTCGTGCAATCCACAGAAAAAGAGCGTGAGAGCTATTCCATCCTGCGTGGAGACGTATTCGTTACAAGGACAAGTGAAACATCCGATGAATTAGGAATGAGTTGTGTTGCGCTAAAGGATTATCCAAACGCCACTTATAACGGTTTCACAAAAAGGATGAGACCGATCACTGACAGAGTACTTCCGGAGTATATTGGATACTATATGCGGATGCCAAGCTTCAGGGGTGAGTTTCAAGCCTTCTCAACAATGACAACACGAGCGAGCCTGAAGAATGAAGATCTTCTGAGTCTCGAAGTGAAGCTTCCAGAGATTGGTGAGCAAAAGAAAATTGCGGGAATTCTATCAGCGTATGATGCATTGATTTTGAACAATCAAAAGCAGATCAAATTACTGGAGGAAGCGGCACAGAGACTTTATAAGGAATGGTTTGTGGATCTTCGTTTTCCAGGACACGAGAATACAGAGATCCTTGATGGTATTCCTGCTGGTTGGAGAATTGAAGAAGTGGGAAAACTTATTGGTAAGGTCCCACGAACTACGCAAATAATGACTGCCAACTACCATAAGTCGGGCAAAATACCGATCATAGATCAAAGCAAGACATTTATCGCGGGATATACAGACGATGAGACTGCATTGGTTGATCTAGGAGAACCAGTTATAGTATTCGGCGACCATACCAGAATTCTAAAGTATATTCAGTTCCCATTTGCCAAAGGGGCAGATGGAACTCAACTCATTGTTAGCGCAAATAAGAATATGCCGCAATCGCTACTTTATTGTGGACTTGTAAATATTGACTTATCAAATTATCACTATGCCAGACATTTTAAATATTTGAAAGCAGAATCATTACTGGTGCCGATAATTGATATAGCTAAACAATTTGATGAGTATGCAGGTGACTTGTTTAAAAGAATACAGGTTTTGCGCGATGAGATTTCAAGTGCAACTGAAGCCAGAGATCGTCTGCTCCCAAAGCTGATGTCAGGTGAAATAGAACTGTGAGGTCAGTATAATCCTCAGAAACGATTACAAGGAGGGCATCCCTTATGAAATATGAATACTCCGAAAATGTTTTAGTCCAGGACAGCGCGGCAGCTCTTATGCATGATGAGCTGGGGTGGGATGTCGTCTTTGCCTATAATCAGGAAGTGTTGGGGGAGAACGGTACTCTTGGCAGGAAGGATTATCATGAAATTATTCTGTGGAGATATTTTAACCAGGCTCTGAAAAAACTGAATCCGTGGATTACGGATGCACAGATCACAGAGGCAAGGCAAACGCTTTCGTCATACCTATCGTCAGCATCATTGCTTCAGATCAACGAAGAGAAGTATTTCATGATCCGTGATGGTATTCCTGTAACAGTTAAAAAGCCAAACGGAAAGACAGAAGAAAAGAAGGCCATTGTAATCGACTTTAATGATCCTGATAATAATCATTTCCTTGCTGTTAAGGAACTGAAGATTCACGGAGATCTTTACCGTAGACGGACAGATATCGTTGGCTTTGTAAATGGCCTGCCGCTTTTGTTCATAGAACTGAAGCGGAATGATGTTGATGTGGAGAATGCTTATACAGATAACTACACAGATTACCAAGATACCATCCCGTTTCTGTTCTATTATAACGCCTTCCTTATGCTTTCCAACGGTATGGAGGCGAAGGTTGGAACACTAGGCAGCAAATATGAATTCTTTCATGAGTGGAAGCGTCTGTCCGAGGACGATGAAGGTAGCGTGGCGCTGGAAACCATGCTCCGTGGTATTTGCAAGAAGGAGAATTTCCTTGATCTGTATGAGAACTTTATTCTTTATGATCATTCCGATGGAAAGACTGTAAAGATTCTGGCAAGGAACCATCAGTATCTGGGAGTAAATGAAGCAGTGAAGGCATATGGAGAACGCCAGCTTCGTGAAGGTAAGCTGGGCGTTTTCTGGCACACGCAGGGATCGGGCAAGAGCTATTCTATGCTGTTCCTTTCACAGAAGATCCGCAGGAAATTCCCTGGATCTCCGACGATTGTTGTATTGACAGACCGTGATGAGCTGAACAAGCAGATCTGCGGTACCTTTGAGGCTTGCGGTCTTCTTGGTAAGACAGAAGGCAAGAAATTTATGGCGACAAGCGGAACGGATCTTGTTAATAAACTGAAGGGCAATCCGAGCTTTATATTCACACTGATCCAGAAGTTTAATAAGCCGGATGAGCCGCCGATCTATCCCGATCATGATATCCTCATCATTTCGGATGAGGCCCACCGTAGCCAGTATGGAGTATTCGCTGATAATATTGAAAAGCTGCTTCCTACAGCATCTCGCATCGGATTTACCGGAACACCGCTGTTATCCTCCAATGAGATTACGGCCAGGACATTCGGTGGCTATATTTCCGTATACGACTTTAAGCGCGCTGTAGAAGATAAGGCTACGGTTCCGCTTTATTACGAAAACCGTGGCGATAAGATAAAGGAGATCAAGAATCCGGACATCACGGATAAGATTCTGGATGCCATTGAAGAAGCCGATCTGAATCCGGATCAGGCTGAAAAGGTAATGCACGAATTTGAGAAGGAAGTACATCTTCTGACAGCAGAGCCACGTCTGCGGGCAATCGCAAAGGATTTTGTCGGGCATTACAGTGATCTGTGGACTACAGGAAAGGCTATGTTCGTCTGCCTGAATAAGGTCACGTGTGTCCGTATGTACAACTTCGTACAGGAATACTGGCAGGAGGAAATCAAAGCACTTGAACAGAAGATTGCAAGTACCGTTTCTGATCAGGAGCAGATGGAACTGTCCAGGAAGCTGAAATGGATGAAAGACACCGAAATGTGTGTGGTCATAAGTCAGGAGCAGAATGAGATCCAGACCTTTAAGAAGTGGGATCTGGATATTCTGCCGCATAGGACAAAAATGGAGAAGCGGGAACTTGATAAGGAATTCAAGGATTCCGACAGCAATTTCCGTGTTGTTTTCGTTTGTGCGATGTGGCTGACCGGTTTTGATGTTAAGTCATTGTCTTGTCTTTATCTGGATAAGCCTCTGAAGGCACATACATTGATGCAGACAATCGCCAGAGCAAACCGTGTCGCAGCCGGCAAGAGCAACGGTCTCATCATCGATTATATAGGTATTGTCGGAGCCTTGAAGAAGGCGCTGAATGATTATACAGCAAATAAGAACGGGCGGAACGCAATCGATCCGACCGTCAATAAAGAAGAACTGATTCAGCAAATCATAAGAGCTGCCGCAGATGCAAAGCAACTGCTGGCAGGGCATGATTTTGACCTGGATGCGCTGATCAAGGCTGAGAATTTTAAGAAAATGGCTTTGCTTAAGGATGGGGCAGAAGCAATGTGCTCTGATCCGGATACTAAGAAATCATTTGATACATACGCGAATGAGATCAGCAGACTTGTTAAGTATCTTGATCGTAATGATGTTACTCAGGATGTCCGTGATCAGACGGATGCTATCTGCGCTATTTTCCGGGAGATGCAGAAGAAGCGCAAACATATTGATACGACAGATCTGATGGTGGAAATCAACCACATCATCAATGAAAATGTGGAGATCGAGCATCAGGAGGGCGAAGGCCTGGTGGAATCCCGCCGCTTTGATATAAGTCAGATTGATTTTGATCTGCTGGCAGCAGAGTTCGCAAAGGTGAAGAGAAAGAATCTGATGATTAAAGACCTAAATGATCTGGTTCAGGAGCGCTTATCAAAGATGATGGCGGTGAATCCTTCACGCGTTGATTATTATGTCCGCTATATGGGAATCATCGAAACCTATAATGCGGAGCAGGATCGGACAACCATAGAGAAGACCTTTATGGAGCTGATGGATCTGGCAAAGAGTATGTCAGAGGAAGAGCAGAGATATGCCCGTGAAGGGTTCTCCAGTGATGAGGAGCTGTCGATTTATGACCTGCTTTTCTCAGAGAATCTGTCGAAGAGCGATATAGATAAGATCAAGAAGATGTCCAAAGACCTGCTTCAGAAAATAAAAGAGAGAATCGCCGGTATGGATCACTGGACAGATAAGCAGGAGACCAGGGCAGCAGTTGATGTTCTGATCAGAAATGTGCTTTATGAAGAGATTCCGGACAGTATGTTTGATCGGCTGGAAGCATACCGGAAGGCTATATACGAACATATTTATACGCACTATAAGCAGGCGGCGTAATCAATAACTGTTAGGAGGGCTATATCAATGCCGGAGATTTTTAGTAACACAACGCTGACGGTGAATCAGCTGATCGAAAAGATTGATACAGGAGAACTGGGGCTCCCGGAGCTTCAGAGGCCTTTTATTTGGAAGGATACAAAGGTTCGTGATCTTTTTGATTCAATGATGCGCGGGTATCCGATAGGATACTTAATGCTCTGGGAATGCCCGACACTTGAAAAGAAAAAATCCATTGGCGTAGATGCTCACAGTTATGACTCTCCTAAGGAAGTTATTATTGATGGCCAGCAGCGCTTGACATCTCTTTATGCAGTAATAAAGGGTAAGAAGGTCATTAATTCAAAGTTTGATGAAAAGGCAATCATCATTTCTTATTGCCCGCTGGAGAATAAGTTTGAGGTTGGTACCAATGCGACTAAAAGAGATCCGGAGTGGATATACAACATAAGTGAGCTGTTTACAACCAGCAATGCTTTTAAGTATACCGGAGATTTTATCCAAGCGCTTAAGAATTATCGTGAATCGAAGGAAGGAACACTGACGGATGATGAGCAGGCGGTGATTGCCGATCATATTAATGGTGTGTTCAACCTCAAATCACATACACTCCCGATTTTCAGTATTAAGTCGAATGCGGAAGAGGAAGATGTTTCAGAAATATTTGTACGAGTGAATTCTGGTGGAGTACCGCTGAAGCAGAATGACTTCATTTTAACCTTGCTTTCGCTGTATTGGGATGAAGGCCGGAGAGAGATCGAAGCTTTCAGCAAGGAATCCACCGCACCTGCAAAGGGAAAGACGACGTCCTACAACCAGCTTACAGTTGTGAATCCACAGGACATTGTTCGAGTGGTTATTGCGTATGCTTTTGACAGAGCCCGTCTGAAATATGGATACAAGTTGCTTCGTGGTGCAGACTTTGATAAGAAGGGTGCCGTAGATGAGGATCTCCGCATTGAAAGATTCGATACATTAAAGGCAAAGCTTCCGGACGTTCTGGATGTCCATACATGGCATGAGTTCTTGAAAGCAATAATGAATGCTGGATACTTATCGGGCGATATGATTCTTTCCGGAAATGCAATCTACTATACATATGCCCTGTATCTGATAGCGAAGCACCGCTTCGATGCGTCATACAACGACAATATGCATCTTACGTCATTGTGGTTCTTCTATGCTTCATTGATTTCGCTGTATACCGGATCGTTCGAGTCTACAGTGGAAAGTCACTTGAACAGCATAAAGGAACTGAAGACTCTGGATGAGTATAAGCGTTTTATTCTTTCCAGAGTAAATGAAAGACTTACCAATGATTACTTTGATATTACGCTGCTTGGATCTGAGGGTCTGGCCGTATCTGGTAGAGGAAACAATGCATGGAATGCATATGTCGCCTCTCTGAATATTATGAATGCAAAGATCCTGTTCTCAAAGAGCAGCCTGTTGGTATCAAAGTTGTTTGAGCCGGGCACGGACGGGAACAGAAAATCTCTGGAAAAGCATCATCTTTTCCCAAAGGCATACCTGCGTTCTCAGGGGTATAAAGATTCCATGATAAACCAGATGGCGAATTATGCCTTCATAGATTGGAAAGATAACATGGATATTCTGGATGATGCACCGTCAATCTACTATCCGATTGTGTGCGCCGGTCGCTCAGAGGAAGAGATACTTCAGATGGAGAAAGAAAATGCGCTTCCGCACGGATGGGAGAAAATGAAGTATGAAGATTTCCTTGTAGAGAGAAGAAAGTTGATGGCTGCAAGGATTAAGGAAGCATTCGAGCAATTAAGGAAGAATGCAGAGTAAAGGATCGATTTATGAGTGATATGTTTGATGGCGCAAAACGAATAGGAGAAGACATCGTCTTTGATGATCTTGTCGATTTTTCTGCCGGGGATGAAGTGGCTTCCTCGGTTATTCGTGATGCTTCATCAGAGGGGACCGCAACACAGGCTGGATTACAAACGAGAAGTCTTCAATCGGCTATATCATCATAGAGCAGCTGCAGGGTATCATAATCACCGGCTTTTACAATAGCTCTGGCCTCTGCGAGATCCGACATGTGGTTCTGCGGAAGGTTCTGCAACTGTATCAGCCTGCCTGCCCACCTGCCGGAGCGGTTGGCTCCATAGAACTGAAACATACCGTGGGCTCTGCCGTCTTTGCAGACAGCATTCTGCATGGCCTGGTATTTCTTCACGGAGGATTTTGCCAGCTGCAGGCGGAGTCGGAGGGCCTCTTCCACCTGACCGCCGGTATCATTGATCAGCTTTGCCACATCCTTCTTTCCGAGTGATTCTGCTTCCACACCGTTTTCAGAGAGCCAGGCTTTCATCTGCATCACACTGTTCGGGTTCTCTACGCCGGTGATATCCTGCATTGTTTCGGAGAGGGCAGCCTTTGAGCGTTCATCAAAGGTGATGGCGTTCTCCACCACATCCATATCCAGGGCGATACCTCTGTCGTTGATCTCCTGATCGAGATGCCTGCCTCTTATTCTGTGAGTTTATCAGATGTGGAGGCAGACAGCGGCGGCGTGACGGAAGCGGGAACCACACAGAGAGATGTTGTAAGAGAAGGTGTGGTTCAGATCGGCGTGACTTTCCGGGTATCGAAAAAGTGGCTGAATAAGTTTTCGGCATATAAGAAGTTGGCCAGTATTACGGTCGGATACCTGGACATGGAGACCATGAACATCGTGAACACGCAGATGTATATTGACGGGTATCAGGTGAAGCTGGTCAGTGATACAAGCTATGGGAGCTTGTGGGAGGTGTCCTTCACGCTGAAAGAGTTTTGAGGAGGGCGGCTATGTATCCAGTGAGCAATGCCTTCCTTGATGCAGTGAAGGCGAATACAAGAAAATATTACTGGACGGGCAGGATCACTACGACTGCCGGAACGGTTTATGAGTTTGATCAGGAAGATATGGTCAAGGGAAGCGGGTATATCACAAGCCAGTGCTGCGGTTCCACAGAGATCGAACTGGGAACGGTGTATGCTGCGGAGATGGGGATATCGCTTTTTTCCGAGATCAACCGGTATACGCTGGAAGATGCGAAGGTGGAACTTTTCTATCATCTGCAGGTGGCTGCCGGTTCCTATGAGAGAATCCCTATGGGAATCTTTGAGGTGTCGGAGGCGAACAGGAAAGCGAAGTGCCTGGAGATCAAAGCCTATGATTACATGGTGCGGTTTGAGAAGGCTTTTACTTCTCTGGAATCCATCGGTAACGCTTATGATTTCATGGTGCTCTGCAGCACGGCTTGTGAGGTGACGCTGGCTCAGGACAGGACAACGATTGAGGCGATGCCGAATGGAACGGAGAATCTGTCCATCTATTCTGATAATGATATTGAGACTTACCGCGATGTACTGTTCTATGTGGGACAGGTGCTTGGCGGTTTTTTCGTGATCAACAGAGCCGGGGAACTGGAACTTCGGAAGTATGGGAATACGCCGGTGCTGACGGTGGAGAGAAAGCATCGGTTCACTTCCAGCTTTTCGGACTTCATCACGAGATATACAGCGGTCAGCTCTACAAACCTTCGGACACAGATTGCGGAATATTACGCTCTGGATCCGGATGACGGGCTGACCATGAATCTGGGAGTGAATCCTTTGCTACAGTTTGGTCTGGAAGAGACCAGGCGGCAGCTCTGTGAGAATATCCTGAATGATCTGGCTGTCGTGAACTATGTGCCGTTTGATTCAGATACTATCGGGAATCCGGCACTGGATGTGCTGGATTACATCACAGGGGTCATGTGCGCGGTGGCAGATAAGAAACTGTCGAGCGCCGTAGGCTTCAAGGGGATCTGCAGGAAGGTTCTGATCTTTGCGCTGGTAGGAATCGGGCATCTGCTGGATACGCACATTTTCGGAGAAGCCGGTGTGCTCAGAACAAGGCGGCATCATAAGAAGAGACATAACCAATAATTTGATAAAAGCACCCTGGGCGTTCTTCTCCTTTCCGCCTGGGGTGTTTTTGAAAGGTGACGTATAGGATGCGGACCGGCTGACACTGGAGAAGACAGGGCAGGCGCTGGGTGTGAACCGGGAGAGGGTGCGGCAGCTTGAAAGCAAGGCGTTTCGGATTCTGCGGCAGCCTCACAGATGCCGGAAGTTCCGGGCGTACTTTGAGGAATACCTCTCAGCTGCTCCAATCCATCACGTAGGAGTGCGGCGGTTCAATGAGACATGGACGAGTGAAGTGGAGCAGGAAACCTTCAGGTGGGCAGAAAAGGAGTTGGGATATATTTGATGAAGAACCATGAAGGGTATCACGACCCAACGGCAGGAAAGGCGATCAGGCGGGCTCACAGGGCAAAGCGCCGGCGCAGGGGTAGCGAAACGCGGCCTTTGACGTACCTGATCGGGGAAGCGCAGGGGTTTCTGGTGATACTGAAATAGATATTGTGTGCTGTCTGCGCTTATGGTAGTATATGGACAGGGAAACCGAAGCTGGGCGGCTTACCCTCTGATCTTTTCGGAGGGGCGAACCCTCCAGACGAAAGAAAGGAGGGCGATGCCAATGAATGTTACATATTCGGATTTATTCCAGTTGTTGCTTTTCATTGTCGCCCTTGTCAGTCTGTGTTATCAGATTTTCAGGGGAAAGAAATAGCCGCCAACTACTGCGAATAGTTGACGGCTGATGTTGAAAAACATTTAGCTTAAATTGTTCGAGGGTAAGCCGCTTACGGTTTCCCTTTTCTATTCACAATATAGCATATCCGGCGGTAATGTTCAAGGAAAATCTGACGGTAGGCATTGCCTATAGGGCAATCGCAAGGTGGTGCAAAAATTAGTTGGCGTGCAATAAAACTGTTGATAGATAAGACGGATAATCTGGAAGAACATATCAAGGAGCTTCCTGTATAATTCAAATATAGGGAATCCCATGAAAGGTGGTTGAGAAAAAAAGATACCTCAGAGTAAAATAAGATTTGCTGACTTTGAGCGGTTAGTAAAATCTTATAAAACAGAGAGGTATCTGAAATGAAGTATAACACACAAAACGCAAAAATTGCATCTATTACGGAAGAAACTTTAGTCCTTGGGATTGATGTCGGAAGTGAAACTCATTACGTAAGGGCATTCGACTGGCGTAATTATGAATTTTCTGATACACCGTTGGCGTTCAGTAATGATGAAGCCGGATTCCTGACATTCATGGCATGGGTTGAGGATATCAAGGAGAAAGCCGGTAAAACTGCTGTAATCCCCGGAATGGAACCAACAGGACATTACTGGTTCAATCTTGGGAAGTTCCTGCAGGACAGCGGAATGAGACCGGTTCATGTGAATCCGCACCATGTAAAAAAATCGAAGGAGATGGACGACAATAATCCCGACAAGAATGACCGTAAAGATCCAAAGACTATCGCTGCATTGGTAAATGAAGGACGCTTTTCCTATCCCTATATTCCAACAGGGGTTTACGCAGAAATCCGAAGCCTTTCCAATCTGCGCTTTCAGACACAGGAAGAGATTACAAGGATCCGGAACCGGATCGCACGATGGATCAGCATCTATTTTCCTGAATATAAAGACGTTTATGGGAAACTGGATGCAGTAAGCGGGATGATGGTGCTTAAGGAGGCTCCGCTTCCGGTGCAGATAAAAGAACTGGGAGCAGAAGGAATCAATCAGATCTGGCGGAACGCAAAGCTGAGGGGCGCCGGGATGAAGAGGGCAAAGACCCTGTTATCGGCAGCGGAGCACAGCGTTGGGAGCCAGGAAGCACCAGAAGCGGCAAGTATGGAGATCCGGAACCTGTTGGAGGACTATGAGAAGTACAGCAGCCGCATGGATGACCTGATGGCTAAAATAGAAGCAAAGATCAAAGAAGTCCCCTATGTAGATAAACTTCTTGAGATCAAAGGGATCGGACTGAAAACGGTATGCGGATTTATCGCAGAGGTCGGCGATCTGAGCAGGTTTGATGATCCAAAGCAGCTGCAGAAACTGGCAGGATATGCGATCGTAAAGAACAGCTCCGGGAAGCATGCGGGGGAAAGCCATATCAGTTACCGTGGACGGAAGAGACTGAGATATGTGCTGTATGAAGCAGCGATATCTGTAATAGGGAAAAATGGCGAATTCAGGGAGATCCATCGGTATTATCAAACAAGAGAGAAAAACCCCCTGAAGAAGATGCAGTCGGTGATAGCGGTAGCATGTAAAGTTCTTCGAGTCTTCTATGCCATACTGACAAAAGGTGTAGATTACGATGGAGAAAAGATGCTGGGAGATATCAGGAGACCCGCGGTGAGTGTCCAGGCTGCATAAGAAGATAAGCTGACCGAAGGAAGACTGACGTGGTTGAAGTGAGCAGTCAGATATAAAGAGAACTGTCTGCTGACCTCAGCCACGCCGGGAAGAAAACGGATGACTGAAAGAACTGTTGAGAAGCAGAAGAAAAGGCAGAACGTGGGAGGGAAACGTCCGCTGGGAACAGCGCTGTCACGGGAAGCAAGTCAGTAAATGTTATGATTACAAAGAAGGAGCTAGTAGTCGGCAGGAATATTTTCCATAGGGCAAGACCCAGGCAAGGAGCTAAGCTGACACCCTGGTTATGGGCAGGCGGAACGAAGGAAGTGAGGACCAGTACAGAAATGTACAGAGATCCTGGTAGACACGGGAGGTGCGCCGCCATAGATGGATGGGTATATACAAGGCCATGTAAAACGGAAAAATAGAGACGTTTTATTTCGTATACCTATAACCATCTATTTTCGTACCAGATACAGAAAAATGCTCATGATCGAGGCTCATTCATCTGAGATAGAAACTTAGAAATCCCTTGATTTTAAGGGAAAAAACACTTGACTAAATAGGGAGGATAATGATGGGATTTTGATGGATCAATCTGCCTGGAGCAGTCATTGTTATTGTGATGAATCAAACAGAAAATGGACAGACTAAAATAGAGGTGAAATTTGAAAATGAGCCAGCATATTATTGTGACAGATTATGATCCGTCATGGAGAAAAAAATTTGAGGAAGAATCTTTACTGATCCGGGATATTCTTGCGGATAACTGCATCGCGGTCTATCACATAGGAAGTACATCTGTACCGGGCCTGGCGGCAAAGCCTGTTATCGATATTTTGGCTGTGGTCAGGAGCCTTGAAAAGACGGATGGGGCGGCGGAAAAGTTCGCTGAAACAGGTTATGAATATTGCGGGGAGTTCGGGATAGCAGGGAGGCGGTATCTCCGCAAAGGCGGGGATGAGCGGACGCATCAGATCCATATCTTCCAGGCAGACGACTGGGGGAATATAGGGAGGCATCTCGCGTTCCGGGACTACATGCGCACCCATGAAAAAGAGCGGAACCAGTATGCGAAAATGAAAAAGGCTCTTGCGCAGAAGTTCCCCTGGGACATTGACGGATATTGCGATGGAAAAGAAAATTTTGTGCGGGAGATGGAAGCGCTTGCCCTTTCCGAATATGATGGTTCATGGGACAGATTATATATTTCCGCGGGAAACGTGCAGTGTGAGAGAACGATTTCCCCAACGATCGAGGCTGGCAGTGTCTCAGCTGCCCTCCTCACAGAAAAAGGGAATATCTATGTCGGAGTTTGTATTGATACAGCCTGTTCTCTCGGCATGTGCGCGGAGAGAAATGCAATTGCTTCCATGATCACAAACGGAGAAAACAGGATCACAAAAATAGCCGTTGTCTCAGCAGATGGAAATGTGGTCATGCCCTGCGGATCCTGCCGGGAATTGATGATGCAAATGGATGAAAATGCAGGGGAAATCGAAGTTTTGTGCGATTATCAGGCAAAAAAGACCGCAAGGCTGAAGACGTTACTGCCGGATTGGTGGCGGTAATTTCTGTGTATTAATTCAGGAATGTCCCATCAGCACCTTATATGCGGCATAAGGATCAAGGAGGAAGTCATATGTGTACAAGCATTACCTTTAAAAACGGAGATTTCTATTTCGGGAGGAACATGGATCTGGAGTATTCGTTCGGGGAATGCGTGACGGTCACGCCGCGCAGGTTCCCGTTCCGGTTTCGGTATGAGGGCGCCCTTGCGAGCCACTATGCCATGATCGGCATGGCGGCAGGAGAGGCGTCATTTCCTCTCTATGCGGAGGCTGTCAATGAAAAAGGTCTTTGCATGGCAGGTCTGAATTTCCCGGGGAACGCATCTTACGGAAAAGCGGCGGAGGGGAAGGCGAATGCTGCGGTGTATGAGCTGATCCCATGGCTTCTCGGGACATGCGCGTCTGTCGGGGAAGCCGAAGAAAAGCTGGGCACGCTCAACCTTACAGACGATGCATTTTCCGAAACCATGCCGCCTGCGCCGCTGCACTGGATGCTGGCGGACCGGGAGAGATGCCTTGTGATCGAATCGGTCAGGGAAGGCATAAATATCTACGAGGATCCGGTCGGCGTTTTGACGAATAACCCGCCTTTTGAATACCACAGGACGAATCTGAATAATTATCTGAATGTTACGGCCCAATATCCCCGGGCACAGTTCTTCCGTCCGGGAGAGACAGGCGGCGCGGCAGCCGGGGAAGACGGGCCGGATCTGAAACCCTGTTCCCAGGGGATGGGAGGCATCGGGCTCCCCGGAGATTTTTCCGCTGCCTCCAGGTTTGTGAAGGCAGCATTCCTGAAATGGAACTCCGTCTGTGGAAAGAGCGAAGAAGAAAATGTATCTCAGGTTTTCCATATACTGGACGGTGTGGCTATGCCAAGAGGCGCGGTCATCACGCAGGACGGAAACTATGATATCACCACTTATTCCTGCTGTGTCAATGCAGATACCGGGATTTACTACTATAAAACATACGAAAACAGCCAGATTTCCGCCGTAGATATGAGGGGAATAGATCTGGACGGGGATACACTGACCGCATATCCGATGGAGACAGGGCAGGCCATCCGAAAAGTCAACTGACCGGCAGGCGTCCCACAGGCAATGAGGCTTCCGGCCGCACGGAACTCCCTGTCTGTGCATATATATACTATATGCATGGAAAGGGAGTTTCTTATTATGGAGATCACAGAATATATCAAACCGGAACTGATCGTCGTGGCGCTGGCGCTCTATTTTCTTGACATGGCGCTGAGAAAAAGTGCACTCATACAGGAGAGATACATCGTATTCCTCACAGGTTCCGCAGGGATACTGATCTGCGCTCTGTATGTATTTGCTGTGTGTGGATGCAGCGGCCCGAAGGACGTGGCGATGGCGGCATTTACGGCGGTCACGCAGGGAATCGTGGTGACAGGAGTGAGCGTCTATGCGAAACAGATCATCGGGAAGATCGGGAAAAAATAA